CTGTTGCATCATATCCTTTGTAATTACTAAAATCTATATTAAAAGATTTACTAGTATCACCTTCTAAATTTCCTGTTCCCGAAAGATATGCTTTACCACTATATATATTATCCATAGGTTTTCCATCAGAACCATATATATCTTTAGATAACTGATATCCTACAGCAACTTCTGCACCTACATTAGAAGGACTTAATATTGATTCAATTGATATTGGATTATCAATTTCATATTGTGTAAATGGTCCTCTTGTTACACCTTCGTCACCGAACTCAAATGTTTTTGTATTTTTTTTATTATTGCAACTGTTTCTTGAACAATCTTCACACCAAGTTTAGCTTCTTCTGTTTTAGGTGTGTGGTCTTTATTCCAATGATGACCTATTGATGCAACAGAAAAATATGTACAAGGTGGAGATGCCCAAATCAAATCTGGAACACCTCTTAATGCTTTTATACAATCATTTAAATTAAAATCAAATATATCACAGATTTGGTCTATATTAGCAAATGACTGATTGTCAGATGTATATGTATTGAAATTAAATTTTGGGCTTTGTGCAACCTTAGTAAAACTTCTTGAACCAGCAAATAACTCTAAAGATTTTTTCAAAAAGGTAAATCCTCTGTATCTTTTTTATCGTATTGAGGATCGTTAGTATCGTTGTAATCTTTCTTTGGCTTCCATTCGTCTTGATAAGCATAGTGAGTTATGCCAGTATCTGATGGCTCTTTTCTTCTTGCTATGATGATATTTGCCCAGCCATTATCTTGCATTGTTCTTAACTCTTCAATAAAATCACTTACTTTTACACTTAACCTTAATAGTGTTCCACCATTGTCGAATGTTTTTTCTTTAAAGATCATTCCATTAACGTATTTTTTTTCCATTGTTTACTCCTCTAGTTTACTTGATTAGGCGACCAATCAACTCCACAGCAGCTACTCTGCTTTAATTGATAATCGTTAGGGTAATTCTTTTTATTGCATTTTTTACAATATGCTATGAATAACCCAGTTTTTGTTTTCTTAAATTTTTTCTCTATTGTTTTGCTATCTGTATCGAAATCATTTCTTAGCCAGTTTCTAAATGCAGCCGAATAGTTTTTGTACGTTTTACCATTTGACAACATATAATCATTCCATTTATCAAATTCCAGGCCAACATCTTTATTGATAAATATCTCTTTATATTCTTTTAAATTATCTCTTATATCTAATAATTGGTTTCTCTTTGTTTCCTTAATCTTAACCTTATCCTTCTCTTTATCTTTAGGGGCTTGTAAGGGGCTTGTATGCCCCTTATATAGACCATATTTAGTTAATATCTTAATTACAGATAAATGAGCTTTATTATTTGGATTAAGTTCACCATATTGATATTGAACAAATTTAGGTATAAACCATTTATCAACCTTAAAATTGTTAATTTTACGATCAAATGTTTTCAATATCTTATCTTGATTTAAATCTAATTTAAGTTGAAAAGATGCTCTTTCCACATCTACATCCCAGATACCAGCATGATCGCAATCAGTTAAAAGATATATCCAGAACAACTTCATATCAGTATCAAGTTCTCTTATCCATCTTTTACGAAATAAATTAGTATCTAAAAATCGCTTTGCCACTACAAAGTATCTCTTGATGAGTATCGTGTTCTAAACTCTAACTCTCTCTCTTCTCTCAATCTAAAAGTTTCCTCATCTCTTAATTCTGGATTTTCAGATTGTATCTTCCTTCTTGCTCTTGTTATTGATTCCCAGTTAGGGAGTTCATTTTTAGAAAGCATCATTAATAGGTCTAACGCTGTCATACTACCAACTTTATGAGATAAGTGGTCATACCATACCCTAGCCATTAAAATAGCATCAGATTTGCGATATTTTTTATTTGACTTTAGCAAAGCCTTTATCTTTTTCTGCATCTAACATCCTCCTTAGTTTTTGATAATTCTCTTCTGTTGCAATATCTTTCTTCTTTACCAAAGATTGATTGTGCAATTTGTTGATATTATCAGTTTCCTTTTTAGTAAATTTTTCTTCCCATAAATGAACATGATCCATAGGAAAGCTGCCAACATGGAGATGGCATCCAAAACAAAGAGCCATCGCATTAGCTGGTTCTATTCTAGTGGCCCATGATCTCCTTCCGTAAAAGTGGGAACAATGTAAACTTGCACTCCTCTCGTGGTATTTCTTCCCACATCTTTGGCAAGTCCAATTATCTCTAAAGCGAATATAATCGGAAAACACTATATCCCACTTAGTACGTTTTATCGCCATTTAACCAACATTTTTATAATTGATCCCAGGTTATTAAAAATTTGTTTTATTTTAGTGCCAACCTCAATATCACTTTTTTTAATAGCCTTTTCTGGCAATTCTTTATCTGGCTCCCTCATGTAGAATGGATGAGGCATTACATTTCCTTTAAATGTTTATCTTGTGCTGCAAACTCATCGGCCTCAATCTCTGAATATACTTCACCATAGGCAGATATAACCATTAGAGTTAATCTATCCTTCAATCGCTTTTCAGCCATCGCAAAAGGATATGGTACAAAGCAATTCTTATGATTTGCTTCTCCATGAGTCCATACTTCTTTTTCGTTCCCCTCCTCATCAGATATTTTAGCATAGCCAAGCATAACAACTGCATCTGGCTCATTCTTAACATACTCTGGCTTTGTAAATTCGATTTTCTCCTTATCTGCTATAACCATGCAACCCTTATGAGATATAATCCACTTGCCAGATTGTTTATGCTTCCAGAAATGATGACCTTCAAGTCCATATCTTTCAGCTAAAAACTTATTCCAATCTTGATTATCCATTCTTCCTCCTATTAATTAAGTCAATGACTTTTTGTTTTATTATTACTCTTTCTTTTCCTATAATCATATACGCTTCATGGAGAAACGCATTATCATCTTTATAATCATCAAGAAATTTTATTGCTTCTTCAACAGCTGTTTCTAGATCGGTAGATTCAATTCTTTTCTTAGTTAGCTTTTCGTAAAAGTCATAAACAACATCTATTTGATATAATTTATCCAATGACACGAACTCGCCCTCCTAATTTATCTACAATCTTTTCAAGCCTAGCACTCAATACCAAAAACCTCTCCAACGTCATGTCTTTAGGTCTTGGGATTATCAAGCTGTATGATCCATCTTCATTTTCTTTAATATTCATTTATCCTCCAAATATATGATTGGGCTGCATACTGAGTTAGGAGGACATACCAAAGGAGAGAGAGGTAAGTAGCACACAGCCCAAATTATTTTTTTATAGTCCTCCACCATATTTTAATTTATATCTAAAGATTTACTTTCAAAAACCTTTTCTATTGTTTCTCCCATCTGCTTCTCAACTAAAAGATTATTATACATCTCCATCGCAATAAAACAATTATCTTTCCAATACTTTGCTTTTTGTTTATAAACAACTATCTTATTCCAGATAAAGGCTACCGAACTAACGATAGCCATTCCTATTAATAATTCTAATCCGTTCATTATTTGTCCTCCTTACAAATAACATTTAAAAAATAATCTTCAATAACTTCACTTAAATCATAAGAATCTGATTCTGTAAGTGAAATTGCATAATAGCTTCCACCAAGAGTATTTCCAAGTTTTGGAACTCCACCATTATAATTGCAGTTATAAACAACATTTTTGTATTCGATTTTATAATGTGTATAAAAATCAAATAATTTGTGTGATAATATTTTAAATTTGTTCACTGGTTGTTTATCATCGTCATCATCATCGCTAAAAGTAAAACTACCTTCATTCCTCGCAGATAATCCGTCATCGCAAGTACAATCGTCAATCTGTATTCTGCAAAAAGTACAATCTAATCCTGGTGTAGAAATAGAAAATTGATTATTAGTTGTTGAATTGTTCATTATGTCCTCCTAAAGACTTAATTTATTGTTTAATTATTGTTATAACATAATGCTTTTTTAATAAAAAACAAAGAAAATAATAAAAAAAAATTCCCCCCTTTGAAGTAATCTCTGGGGGGAGGAGGAGAGAGGAGGAGAGAAATCTATAATTGTTCTATCAGATTCAGCGTGATGCTCGTTGCTCCTTGTGCCACTTCCTCAAAAGCGAAAGTATCTTGATCAAACCTAACTTTAATGCCAGTCGTACCAAAATTATCTTCACTAAAAAAGAAAAAATTTTTTCTTCCATCTGCATAATCTATTAATGCTTGTAGCTTTCCTTGATCTGTGCTATTTAAAAAAGAATAAGTCATAGCCCAGCCTCTTCTTTTTCCAAATCTTTCTACTGTATAAACCTCACCACCAATAGCTTGATTTCTAATAATCCCCTCATAATTAGTGCCATATTGAACTCCAATATTAGGGTTTCTGTCTGGTGTAAATGTTCCTTTTGAAGCTCCATCACTTCCATCATCAAAAGCTGCTGTTGAAATTGCCATTAACTAACCTCCGTAAATTGTGCTTGTATTCTTCCTAAAGTTCTTGAAATAGATGTAATCATAAAATATGCACCACTAAAACTTTTATTAAATGCAGTTGCTGGTAGCATAGATGAGAACTCGCAAATATCACCAATCTCCATATTAAACTTGGCTGGATTAACCACTTCTGCTGTCATTATAACTCTAGGAGAAGATCGTAAGTTTCCATAGTAATTTATAAAACCAGCATTGGGTGTGGATGGTGTTAAGTCCGATCCAATTCCCCCAGATAACATATCAAGATTAACTGTAACAACTTGAGCAGTTGCAATATTATAATTGCTTCTGATTGTAGATTCTGATGCTGTTTGTTGATTTCTATATAATCTACTCTTTGCTGGATGTGGATCATAATTAACTAAATCATTTTTATCTAAGCTATGATTAGCAGAACTGTAACTATTCTTTACATGGATATATCTCACATCTCCATCAGCTTCAAATACACTAATAAAACCACCCTCAAACTGCATCTTATCTAAAATCTTTTTGGCTGGTAATGGTTCTAGTTGATTGTATCTTATAGTCCAAGAACTTCTATCCGTATCTAAATCACTCCATCCAGTCGGATCGGCTGAACCAGCTCCATCCGTATCTACTCCTAATATACTATGAACAAAAGAGCGATGTGCTTCGTGTATCTTATCAACTCGTGTTGTTGATGATTTATAACCTCTTGGCTCTCCACTATAACCTAAAAAACCAAACTCTATCTCATCTTCAAATTTAGTTAAGTATGCAAATACTTCTTTTAATTCAACAACTGCACTTGGTGAAGAGCCAGAAGCGTATTGAAACTCTACCTCTACCTCAATCTTTTTAGCATTACCAGTAGCTGTAACAGTTGCAGTTCTATTAGATACGTTGCCAGTAAATATTTGCTCCGTACCAGTTCCCACATTAACATTATCAGCATCTAATAAATATAATTTTACATGAGCTTCTGGCAGATCACTAAAACTGCTTACATCAAAGAACGCTCTGGCTTGTTGGCCTTCTTCAATCTCATCATCTAAAGTATATCTTTCTTTGTGAGTATATGTACCATTTGAAACACCACCTACTGGAAAAGTAAATGTTGCTTCGGTGGCATCATTGTTATCAAAAGAGTTTGCTACATTTGCCAATGTTATTTCTGTACTTGTTGTGGAAGAGGTAGAGGAAACTGGTGGCACTTGATAAATATATTTACCACTAACTGGCATCTTATTTACTTTTACATTACCAGCTGTGGAGTTTTCAGTTTCTCCAACAGTATAATGTATAAAAGCATCGTAATTGCTTAGATAGGTATAGATATTCTCATCATCACCTTCTGCTGTTGTTCCAGTTACAAAAGATATTCCAGTTGTATCATATTTTGTAAAAGGAACTTTTCTAAAAAAGTTTGGAGTTCCATTTAATTTTGTTGTTGCAGTTCGATCTCCAGCTGTATCACTAAAATTACCATAAGCTAACGGAGAGGGAACCTTCTCTGCACTATAAACATTTGGAACAAATACATTATCATAAGGCCTTTTAGCTACAATATTCAATGTAATCGTAGTGTCGTTATGTTGAATTGATTCTAATCTGCCTTGATAAATCTGGGGGATATTATTAAAATTAGCCACACTAGAAGAAGTATCAAGGTTTGAAAATATTTTTACATCTCCATTCAGATAAAAATTAGAGCCAAATAATAGATCCTGTCTTAAATCTGAATCGTCTTGCAATTCAATAGATAAATTGCTGATTGACGATGAAGAATTAAATATGTTTATTGATTCTCTTATGCTGGGCGAGTTTAATATTATTCCAGAATATGCAACAGAATTGACTGTTTGATCATAGAATGAAAACGATTTAAATCCACTAGCATCTGTTTCAAATAATTGAACTAGCCAATTCTCTTTCATTCCAGAAGTTGGCGACCATGAACCTTGACTTAAAGCCATATTATGCTAATCCTAAATTTTGTACTCTTTGTATTTCTGGTATTACTGTATCTCGGATAAACTCTTTATCTGTAACTGGCCCATTAAAGTTTAATGTTAATCCACCACCTCCACCTTGACTTGATGGTCTAGTTGCTGGAGTCACTTGAACTCTTTCAGGCCCTGCCTCACCAGCC